GTGTTCTATGTAAACCAACTTATGATGCAACAAGGTCCACAAATGACAGCAACAGAAGTTATCCAACGTAATGAAGAGAAGATGAGATTACTAGGACCAGTATTAGGTAGATTACAATCTGAATTATTAAAACCTTTAATTGATAGAGTATTTAATATTCTATTAAGAAACAATCAATTACCTGAAGCACCAGAGTTTTTATCAGGTCAAGATATAGAAATTGAATATGTTTCACCATTAGCTAAAGCACAGAAATCCACAGAGTTACAATCTATTATGAGAGCTATTGAAATTCTTGGAAGCATGGCTAATGTAGCTCCTGTATTTGATTATGTTAATTTTGATAATCTTGTTAAACACTTAGCTGATATAGTTGGTGTGCCACAGAAGATATTAAAATCACAAAGTCAAGTTAATGCAGAACGACAACAAGCACAACAACAACAACAGGAGCAAATGCAGATGCAACAAGTTCAACAGTTAGCAAAAGCTGGAGGAGATATAGCTCCACTAGCCAAAGCCTTACCTGAAGAAGCACGAGCCGTTGCAAATGCTGAAGAAGAATAATGGGTCAAGCAAAAGATAAAGAACAAAACTTTGAAAAATATGTTGAAGGTTTAAAGAAGAACTACAATTATATATTCAATACAGACGAAGGCAAACAAGTCATGTCTGATTTAGAAAAGAGATGCCACCATCATACGACTACCAATGTAAAAGGTGATAGTCATGAGAGTGCATATATGGAAGGTCAACGTAGCATCCTTCTATTTATAAAAGCAATGCTACAAAACGATAATGAAAAAGGAAAATAAATATGTCATCAGAACAGATAACACAGGAAACTGTGCCTGTAGAAACGACAACAACTACAGAACCAACCGCAACACCAAGTAATGTTGCTAAGTCCGATACACCTGTATCACCAACAACAGAAACACAACCAGTAGCTAAAACTTGGAAGGAAGCAATATCCGAAGAGTTTAGAAACGATCCAAACATAGAAAAGTTTACAGAGATAGATGCACTTGCAAAGTCATATATCAATGCAACACAAATGATTGGTAAAGATAAAGTTGCTGTACCTAACAAGAACTCAACAGATGATCAATGGAATGAAGTGTATGATAAACTAGGTAGACCTGAGTCTGCAGAAAAATATAGTTTAAATGCAAAGTCAGAGGTTGTTCCTATTGATGATAATGCTATTAAGCAGTTTGCTGAGAACGCACATCAGTTAGGTTTAAATAATAAACAAGCTCAAGGTATCTTAGAGTTCTATAAAAATAATATGGAAGGTATGGCTCAACAAGCCAAAGTCGATACTGAAACTGCTCAAGCTCAATCAACACAAGAGCTAAGACAAGAGTGGGGTAGAGAGTTTGATACTAATATTAAAAAAGCTGGAGCATTAGCTAAAGCTAACATGAACCCAGAGATATTAGATATGCAACTAAAAGATGGAATGAGACTTGGAGATCATCCTGAAATTATTAAAGGCTTCGCAAAGATAGCTGGAATGATGTCAGAAGATAAAATAGTTTCTACAGAAAGTGAAAACGTAAGTTCAAACACTGATGTTGAAACAGAAATATCTGATATTATGAATAATAAAGATGGACCTTATTGGAATAAATCACATCCTGACCATGATAAAATGGTACAACAAGTTTATACTTTAAGAGAAATGCTAACTAAATAATTTTTAACCCCTTGTATTTTTTTAAAAATTAATGTAAGGGGTTATTAGTAAGACAATTCGAAAGAACCTTACTGACGACATGGAATAGACAGTAGTCTAACAGACTTTAAATGCAAGAATTGCCTGTCAATTTGACGGAGAACCTTTCTGTTTAACTTAACAATAACAATAAAAATGGAGAGACAATTATGTCATCACAAATAACTACAGCTTTTGTACAGCAGTATTCTGCTAACATACAAATGCTATCTCAACAAATGGGATCGTTATTAAGAGACAAAGTCAGACTTGAAAGTGTTGTAGGAAAAAATGCTTTCTTCGATCAGGTTGGCTCAGTAACTGCAGTTGTAAAAACTAGCAGACATTCAGACACTCCGCAAATTGATACACCTCACGCAAGAAGAAGAGTATCATTAGCTGATTATGAATTTGCTGATTTAATCGATCAACAAGACAAAGTAAGACTCTTAATAGACCCGACTTCATCTTATGCTCAAGCCGCTGCTATGGCAATGGGAAGAGCTATGGATGATGTAGTAATCAGTGCTGCTCTAGGCACTTCGTTTACTGGCGAAACAGGATCAACATCAACTGTATTACCTACAGCTCAAAAAATTGCTGAAGCAGGTACTGCTGGTTTGACTATTGCGAAATTAAGAACTGCAAAAGAAAAGTTCGATTTAGCAAGTGTAGATCCCTCTATCACTAGAAACATCATAGTATCACCTAGACAAATCACTGATCTATTAGGTACAACTGAAGTAACAAGTTCAGATTTCAACACAGTCAAAGCATTGGCTAATGGTGAAATCAACGCGTTCTTAGGTTTTAACTTTATAGTATCAAACAGATTATCTATCGAATCTTCTAAAAGAAAATGTATTGCCTTCGCATCAGATGGTATTGCATTAGGAGTTGGTAAAGATGTTAATGCAAGAATAGACGAAAGAGCAGACAAATCGTATGCGACTCAAGTTTACTACTGCATGAGCATTGGAGCAACAAGAATGGAAGAAGAAAAAGTGGTAGAAATCAAATGTCACGAAGCATAATAGGAAGGATAAATAATTATGGCAAACTCAATACAACAAGCTAAGATTGCGTCAACTCCTTCTGAAAAAGTAAAGACTAACGAACTCGCAGGTAGAGTTAGAGTAGCCTTTGCTGAATATGAAGCGACAACTGAACAATCAACTATTCATATGTTTAGTTTACCCAATGGAGCTAGAATCCTTGGTGGTAGACTTGCACATGATGCACTAAACTCATCAACTACATTATCAGTTGGTCACAACGCATACATTAATTCCGCAGGAACTACTGTAGCCGCTGATGTAGATGAATTTAAAGCAAGTGGCTCTTCAGCCTCTGCAACATCTGCCGCTATTGCAACAACAATAGCTTTAGGTGAAAATTCAGTAGTAGATGCAGATAAGGATGGTATACCAGTTTCTGTTACCCTAGCGGGTGCAGATGGTGCTGGAACTATTCAACTGCACATGACGTATGTTATAGACTAATCAATAATTTAGGTGGGGGAGTAATCCCCCATCTTTTTTTTATGACAAGAGCAAGATTTGATCCAAGACTCATAAACATTTACAAAGAGCCTAGACTTTTGTTGCATTTTGAATGGGGAACGGATAATAAGATTTATAGATATGCTTTAGTTGAAAAAATTGATATAGGTAATATCAACGAATTAACTAAAAATAAGAAAGATGAAGTTGATCTTTCTCATAAGGACATTTGGAAAAAATATGGCATCAATAGTAGATATTTGTAATGGAGCATTAAATCAATTAGGAGCAACTACTATCCTATCACTTACAGAAGATTCAAAGAACGCAAGGTTGTGCAATTCAAGATACACACAAGTTAGAGATTCATTATTCAGATCACACCCTTGGAACTGTTTACAGAAGAGAGTAGAACTAGCAGCAGATACAGATAAACCTGCTTGGGGTTTTTCAAGTCAATATACATTACCTTCTGACTGTTTAAGATTATTAAGAATATTAGATTACGATTTAAATCACAAAGTAGAAGGCAGAAAGATTTTAAGCAATGCTTCTTCTATGAAAATTTTATACATCGCAAGAATTACAGACCCTAATGAATACGATGAACTATTAAGAGAAACTTTATCTGCAGCATTAGGAGCAGATATTGCTTATGGAGTTACATCATCTAATCCTGTAACTCAAAATATGTATCAACTGTTTCAAGATAAATTAAGGGATGCTAGGTTTGTAGATGCAACTGAAGGTCAAAATACATCACCTGATCTCGGTATGACAGACGAAATAGAATCTAGTACCTTTATAAACTCAAGGTATTAAACTATGGCACGAGTTGCTGCACAGCTTACAAACTTTACAGGCGGAGAGTTATCACCACGATTAGATGGTAGAAACGATTTAACTAAGTATACTTCAGGATGTAAAACATTAGAGAACTTTATTGTTTATCCTCATGGTGCTGCAGCTAGACGACCAGGTACAACTTTTGTAGCTGAAGTAGCTAATAGTGCTAACAAAACAAGACTCATACCTTTTGAATTTTCTACAACTCAAACGTATATGCTTGAGTTTTCTAATTTAAAAATGAGAGTATATAAAGATAGTGGCTCTGTGTTAGAAGGAGATAAAACTATATCTGCAATTACTAAAGCTAACCCTGCTGTAGTCACAGCAACAAGTCATGGTTATGAAAATGGTGATGAAGTTGTTATTACTGCTGTAGGTGGTATGACAGAAGTTAATGGTAAAAGATTTTTAGTTGCAGGTAAAACAACTAATACATTTCAATTAACAAATAAAGATGGAGCTAATATAAATAGTTCTTCATTTACAACTTATACTTCTGGTGGTGTATCTAATAAAGTTTTTGAAATCACAACACCTTATACAACTGCACAACTCTTTGATTTAAAATTCGCACAATCGGCAGACGTAATGTACATTACCCATCCTTCACACGAAGTAGAAAAATTATCTCGTACTGGTCATACTGCTTGGACATTAACTGATGTTGATTTTACTAAAGGACCAATGCAAGATGCTAACACAACAGACACAACTTTAAACCCTGGTCAATCTGCAGTAGGTACAGGTATAGCTTTAGTTGCTTCTGCTACTACAGGTATTAATAGTGGTTCAGGTTTTCTTGCTACAGATGTTGGAAGATTTGTTTTTTTAAGTGATGGCTATGCAAAGATAACAGGTGTAACTAATACAACTAATGCAGTCATTACAATCATTACAGCTTTGTCTGGTGCAAGTGCTACAGCTAATTGGCAACTAGGAGCTTTCTCAGATACCACAGGACATCCATCTTGTGTTACTTTCTTTGAACAACGATTAGTATTTGCAGGTACAACGAATCAACCACAAACAGTTTTCTTTTCTAAATCAGGTGATTATGAAAATATGGATGCAAACATTGGTGGTACAGTAGCCGATGACGATGCTATTATTTATACTATAGCTTCTAACCAAGTAAATGCTATTAGGTTTATGACAGCTACAAGAACTTTAATTATTGGTACAGCTGGTGGTGAGTTTACAGTTTCAGGTGGAGGTACAGACAATGCTATTACCCCAACAAATATATTAATTAAAAAACAATCTAATCATGGTGCAGCTAATGTAGATGCTATTGCTGTAGGTAACGCAACATTATTTTTACAAAGAGCTAAAAGAAAAATTAGAGAGTTAGCTTATAACTTTGATGTTGATGGTTACATTGCACCTGACATGACTATACTTGCTGAACATATTAGTGAAGGTGGACTAACACAACTTGCTTACCAACAAGAACCTAATCAAATTATTTATGCGGTTAGAGGTGATGGTGAGCTTGTAGCTTTAACGTATCAAAGAGAACAACAAGTTACAGCATGGCATAGACATATCTTTGGTGGTGCGTTTGGATCAGGTAATGCAGTTTGTGAAAGTGTAGCTGTTATACCTACAGACGATACTGAGTATGAAGTTTATGTTATTGTTAAAAGAACTATTAATGGTGTTACAAGAAGATTTGTAGAATTTATTAATAACTTTGATTTTACAGAAACAGATAACACAACATTTAATTTTTTAGATAGTGCTTTAGCTTATAGTGGTTCGGCAGTTACAACTATTTCAGGCTTAGATCATCTTGAAGGACAAACAGTTAGTATATTAGCTAATGGTGCAACACATCCTGACAAAACAGTATCAAGTGGATCTATAACATTAGATCGTTCTTCTACTAATGTTAAAGTGGGTTTAAGTTATAGTTCAATATTACAAACGATGAGACTTGATGCTG